ATTCATACTAATATTCTTAACACAATTAAATATATATCATATTTACGAATTACGAATATTATTTTTTTAATAGCTAATTGTATTTTTTATAATTATTTATTTTTGTATAAAAATAAATATAATATAATTAATATATAATTTACAATTAATAATTAATAATTAATCATGACAACATATTGGGATTATTCCAAGTATTTAGAGTGGATAAATAATGGTTCACCTATAAACAATCAAATAACTTATCTTGATTTATCTCTTAGTAATCTAACTACTTTACCAGAAAACTTGCAAAATCTTACTCAATTAAATTATCTTTATTTATCTGGTAACAATTTAACTACTTTACCCGAAAGCATTGGAAATCTTGCTAATTTAATTGAACTTAATATATCTGAAAATAAATTGACTACTTTACCCGAAAGTATTGGAAATATTACTCAATTACTTACACTTAATTTAAATAATAATCAATTGACTACTTTACCTGAAAGTATTGGAAATATTACTGAATTAAATTATATTAATTTATCAGATAATTACTTATCTACTTTACCAGAAAGTATTTATAATCTTAGTAAATTAACTTATATTAATTTATCTAATAACGAATTGACTACTTTATCCGAAAGTATTGGTAATTTTACTGAATTAATTGAAATTTATTTAGAGCAAAATGACATTTATATTTTACCTGAAAACATTGGTAATCTTAATCAATTAACAATGCTTTATTTACACAACAATCAATTAACTACATTACCTGAAAGTATAGGTAATCTTACAAACTTAAAATTACTTGAATTAAGTCATAATAAATTGACTACTTTACCCGAAAACATTGGAAATCTTACTCAATTAAAAATACTTAAATTAAGTCATAATAAATTGACTACTTTACCCGAAAACATTGGAAATCTTACTCAATTAAATGAACTTAATTTATCTAATAATAAATTAACTGCTTTACCTGAAAGTATTGGTAATCTTACTCATTTACATACTTTTATATTAGAAAATAACCCTAATTTACCTGCACATATAATAAATAATCAATTGTCATTAATTCATCGTAATGATATGTTAGGTATGTTGTCAAATTTAAACGTAGCACCACTAGCACCAATCTCACCACAAACATTTACACTAATAGAACCAACAATTCCACAAACTAAATTAGATATTTCAAACAATAATAGAAATTGTAATATTAATCCTTCTCAAAATGGTTTTGATATTATTATGGGAAATGTTACTATTCAAGAATTTATAAAAGAAAATCCAACTGATTATATTATTTTTATTATAAAAAATTCTTATTATTTTACTACAAAATCTGTTATTAAACAAGAAATTGAAAAAAAAGATAATATTCGTTATGAATGTTTAGAACAGAGTACTATGAGACCAGAAAATATTGTGAAAGAAAATCCAATTTTTCAACTCCGTTCATTAGCATTACCAGTCCAATATATATATTTGGGAGAATTGCTTACATTACTTGATTTACCAAATCATATATACATAATTGATAGAACAAATAAGGAATTGGCAAGTGTAGTATCCCAAAATGTATTGGATGGTGGTAATCAAGTTAGTGCTTCCCATTGCCAAGAAGGGCAAGGTGGTTATATTTATTCTTTGGAAATGTGTAATAATAATATAGTAAATATACTTGGTGGAAAACGAATGAATAAAACAAACAAAATAAAAATCAATAAATCCAAGAAATCCAAGAAATCCAAGAAATCCAAGAAATCCAAGAAATCCAAGAAATCCAAGAAATCCAAGAAATCTAATAAAAGCAAGAAATATAAGAAATCCAATAAATCCAATAAATCCAATAAATAAAACCCTAAAAAACACCAGATTAAATAATTCGCAAACCCTTTCGTTTTTTATTAAAACAAATGAATTTGTATATTATAATAACATTTATATAAACACAAAGTTAATAATAAAATAACTTGTAATGGACAATTACAGAATACCAAGAATGGATTAATAATGGAATGCCTACAATAGGTAATAAAAATAAGAATACATTAATAATTCTTATTTTTTTAAAAATAATATTATGTGTGTAAATATGTTAATAAAAATAATATAATAAATTATACAATGGGTAGTTATTTATTATATTATAATACTGATTCTGTAAATTGCAAACATATATTAAATTCATTACGTAAATTACCACCTATTCAACACTCAAAAATAGATTATATTTGTGTTGATAATGTTATTATTGATGAAAATAATATTCGTAAAATCGTATTAAATGATAACAATACAATGATTTTTCCAACTATAATTCAATCAATACCTTCATTACTTTTATTTGAAAAAGATGTCAAGGTAATTTCTGGTTATCATGATATTTGTTCTCAATTAAGTGCCAAGTTTCCAACATTTAAAACAATTCCAAATATTCCAAGAATATCAGCTAATCCGGTTAATTATGTACATACATCAAAACCAACACAAACACAAATAAAAGAAACAATGCCAATACAATCAACCGAATACGATTCAAATATTCAAAATATAGTTATAAGAGAGCCCGAACATCAGCAATTACAATCGCAACCACAACATCAAATTCAAATGCAACATAATCAAATGATACCAGGTGAATTACCACCTGGATTAACGCCAGTAAATACAAAATCTTCAAATAAATTGGATGTAGATGCGACAGCTAAATTAATTGAACAGCGAGTAAAATATTAAAAAATGAAAATAATTTTTATTTACGTTTTACTGATTTATTATTTTTCAGTGATGATGGTTTTACAGATTGTTTATGTGTATTAAATAAAGTCCATGGTTGTGTAGGTCTATCCAATAAATAATCTTTATAATATGCCCATTGACGATGTTCCTTACAAAACTTATCCACATAAAATGGTATGTTACACGAAGCACCCCATTTTCCAATCAATTCCATATTTTTAGCCATTTCTGTGGTTGTAATACACGCATCCAATACTCCGTGTGGGGCAAATGGCTTGGGTCGGTCCGCTTGCGACATGTATTCACGCCCATCCAACTCATAATGAGCACAAACAGTCCTGGAACAGGGATTTTCTTTTTTTAAATATACATCATAATGGTCACTAATAATAGTTTTTGCCGTTTCAGTATCAATTTTCCCCTTGTATTCATCCATTAAATCAGTTAAACGAACTCTACGAGAACCTTGGTGTCTGCGTATATCATCAAATCCAGTATTTACGCATTCTAATACGCGAATTTGTGGGTTATAAGTGGCATTAAATCCAATATAATAACCATTTTTAGTACGGTCAATACTTTTATATTTCAGACCCAATTCAAAACGTACAATTTCATTTGTATGTACATCTCCAAAATACCAAGTATTCGCATAATCACCTGAATTATTTTTCCATAATATATTAATATAATCATCCATAGTTTTACCATATTGCATACATTCACGAATACGAAATGGTAATGGCATATTATTTTCAAATACCTGGAAACCGCCTATTGTTGATTCTGTTCCCATTATTCCCGCACTTGTCACAAATACATCCGTCCCACTCCAAATACTACACGGTCCTGTCTGCATAATAAACGAATAACCCTTTTCAGGTTTTACAAAAAGCATAACATTCCAAAATTGACCATCAATAAATTCGGCAAATGAATTGTGTGCCATAACAATCTTTCCATCGTTGGTATAATCGCCCGTAGCAATAAAAACACTACAATGGTCAGAACCTCCTTCTTTTCCGTGGTGTTTTCCACTTTTAGATGATTGCCAATAAGGTAAAGAAATATACAAATTCCACACCAATATTTCCATTTCAGTAGTAGCAGTTATACCTGAATGATTACATCCATCAACAATTCCCTTTATTTCAGACATTAATTCCGGATAATGTTTGCTTAATTTGTCATAATAATCATTTGCCATATCTTCCACTAAAAATTCCCAAGACACACCAAAAGTTTCAGGAATATAAAATGCCAACATAGTTTGCACCTTTTTAAACATTTTAGCAGTTAGCATTCCCAAAGCAAACCCACGGTCATAAGCATTTCCCCAAATAGATATATATTCCCAACCATTTATTTTTGATTTAGTTCCATTAATAGAATTCAAATTTTTATTTTTAATTAGTTTAGTTGTTTTATTTTTATTCTTATTTTTATTAACCTTTTCATTGTTTCCACCAATTTTATGAGAAACTAAAAAATCATTTATAAATTCGTGCTCATCATTATTATCATTATTATCATTATCTTGATCCGTAAAATCCATCATCAATATATATAATTATTATAATATATATAAAATATATTAATTATATTTTAAAAATGCCCATTATTAAAAAATAATGTAATTATATGTAGGTTTGTATCATATTAATTGACATAATTGTTTGTATCATATTAATTGGCATAATTGTTTGTATCATATTAATTGGCATAATTTATGGACGCACAATTTCCCTTGGCAATATATTGAACCATTCTAAATTTTGGTAATATTTTGGTTGTTCCAATAAATTGGGTTCATTAAAAATATAATTACGATTTATTATGGTTGGTTTATAATCCATATAATCATCAATTCCTTTTAATATTTGATTAATAGATTCTGATATTTCCATTTGTCCATATCCACAACAAAAAGAAGTAAATAATATATCCACATTTTCCAATGATTCTTGACGATTTATTAAAATATTATGTAATATTGACATTGTTGCGTAATATGCATTTTGTGTATTTTTTACTTTTTGAGGTAATAACATTGTTGGAGCAACAATTAAACTTTTATTATTTGGTTTATCAAATATAATAGAACTACCAATAGGTAAATAATTACGGTCAATTAAATTTTCTTTTCCACAAGATTTAATTTTCAACATAACTTCATCTTCAATACCTGGAAATATCTTGTTTGACAAGGCAAAATCAATACCACCATCCATAAATCCTAAACTATTTGCGGGGGAAACATAATATGTTTTTTTTATTGGTTCTGGTTCATAATGCTCCACTCTCATATACAATGTTTCATATTTATCTTCTATTTTATTTAAATCAATCAAAAATTCTTCATTTAAACTTATAAATTTTATGGGCATAATAATTAGCAATAGGTGTATATATATGTATGTGGATATATATATGTTATTTTTACCGATTTACCCAATTTTTTTATATTATCGTTGTTTATCATTAAATGAATGAAAAAATGATTTAAAATTGAATTTTATTACTTATGATAAACATTATTTAACAAATATGAACGTTTGTACGTCAATTAATACTAACATACGCAAAAATGATAGAAAAGCCAAAAATGAAGCAAGACAACTAAAAAAAGAGAAAATGGAAAATGATAGAAAAGCCAAAATTGAAGCAAAGCAACTAAAAAAAGAGAAAATAGAAAATAATAGAAAAGCCAAAATTGAAGCAAAGCAACTAAAAAAAGAGAAAATTGAAAATAATAGAA